CATCACAGTATAAGGAGACAGGGCCATGATCCCGAGAAGCAAATCGACACGAACAGTGAAGTCCCTACTTCGTGGCGTGGCCCTGCTCCCCTCAACTGGGGAGTGGTGCTACAGCACGACACCCGCCACGTACACTCCCTCGTTCAGTTCCGTTAAGAGCGAGAACACCCAATGGGATAGCGGGGCGAGTGGCAAGACGAACATGACCCGTGCAATGAACAACCTTGATAAGAACATCCCGTCTAATAAATGGGTGAGCCTCATCGTGTCTTGGATGGGAGACGACCTTCGGCTCGGTGAATGTACCGTGAAGCCGAAAGGTGAGCATTTCACACTGCTAACACCGGGCGGCGAAGGTGGAACCATTGAGGTTCACGACGATCTCGCCCCGTGGGCAGTGCCCGCGACAGACGGTGTGGACGAGGTAACGGTTTACGACCTCGACCAGACCACAATCTTTATGAACCGCGTCAGCGACGGAAGCACTCAGGCACAACTGACGTACAACTGGTCGGTGACTGGCGGCACAGACACATCCATTACAGTCACGTTCGTTCCTTGCAGCGATGACGCTGGGAACACGGCTATCAACTCAGGCACTACGGTGTCCGTGTCGAACAGCCCTGACCTTAACGGCGCTCTTGACAGTGGACTGGTCAACACACCGACTGGCACCCAAAGCTACAAGATCACCGTGAACCGCACGACTGATGGTTCTTGGAACGATGTCGGATCAGATCGGACCTTCATTCTTGAAGTGTTCGCAATAGAGCCGGAACTTCTGCCTGACACTGGGACCAACGCACCGTACCCTTGGCTTGTAAATGGTCAGGGTAGGGGAGACCTCAGTATTACTAGCATAAACTTTGATGCACCAGTCGAGTACAACCCGGTGTTTGTCGAGTGGATGAATGGCCGTAATGGTGCTACTGTGACAACCGGGTACGACACGACCGTCGATCCTGACAACAGCGTGGGCCAGCCATACGTCGATCCAGACAGCACTGGTTTCGTGGACCAAGGTGCAGGCGCAGTCCTGTGCGAGTACGCTGGTGGTGTCGATCAGGAAGCATACTCTGCGTGGAACCACGGTGAGACATCTGGTGGACGACCCGGAGGGAACGTACCCTATGGTATGTACCGCTGGCGCGGATACGTCTGGTCGCCGGTAGAGCGAGACTTCAACATGGCTATCCGTAAGGGTGGTGTTGGTGAGGACTACGTTTTGGCACCTTTCATTCGTCGCATCCCTGCTAAGCAGTGGGTCGAAGTGTTCCTTGATCTGCCTTCGGATGGTTCGTACAGCTACGTAGAGTTCATTCTTGACAAGAGCGACGACCCGGAGAACTGGTTCATGGTCACTAACGTGACGATGCTAGAGTTGGGTGTTGCGAAGGTGGCCTACGGCGGCACTCCTGCTGACCGCAGTGTCCTTGAAGGCATAGAGGACATGAAGAACCGTGGACAGAAGGTTCTGTTCTATCCGTTCATTCTCATGGACATCACAGATCAGCAAGCCTTGCCTGACCCAGACGGTTCGGGCACTCAGGGTGCATACCCTTGGCGAGGGCGTATCCGACCGCTTGACAGCGATCAGGGAACCGCGCAGGTACAGACTGACGTGGACAACTTCTTTGGTTCGTGCAGCGTGGAGGACTTCACGCCTGACTTTGCGAACCAGACAGTACAGTACACTGGACCCGCCGAATGGGGTCTGAGACGGATGACCCTGCACTACGCGCATTTGTGTGCTATGGCAGGTAATGTTGATGCGTTCTGCATCGCTACGGAGATGATCGGTCTTACGACCGCACGCTCCGGGCCAAACACTTGGCCTGCGGTGACTGCGCTGATCCAGCTTGCACAAGATTGCCGGGAAATCCTCGGAGATCAGGTTGAAATCACCTATGCGTGTGACTGGTCGGAGTTCATGCCCCAGAACTACAATGTCGGGCCTGACTTCTACAGCATTTTCCATCTCGATCCTCTGTGGGCTGACGCAAGCATCGACTTCATCGGTATCGACAACTACATTCCTCTCTCTGATTGGAGGGGTTCGCCTCTGGCGATTGACGATGCCCTATGGAACAGCATCTATGAACTTGGCTACCTCAAAAGTCAGGTCGAGGGTGGGGAGCGGTACGACTACCAATACCTCAACTCATTCGACCGGGACAACCAAGTACGGACGCCTATAACGGAGTGGCGCTATCGAGACAAGGACCACAAGTCGTGGTGGACTAACCCTCACTACGACATCATCGCGGGTGTAACTCAATCCAGTGCAACTGGTTGGGCACCCAAGTCGAAACGCTTTGCGTACACCGAGTTCGGGTGCGCAGCTATTGATAAAGGGACCAACCAACCCAACAAGTTCCTCGACCCTAAGTCGGCAGAGAGTACGGAACCGTATTACTCTGACGGTGGGCGTGACGACCGGATGCAGCAGGTGTACTATCAGGCAATGACTGAATACTGGGCACCCAACGCAGGTCGCAACCCTACTAACGACGCAGGAGTACACTTCCTAGACTACGATATGTTCTTCGCATGGACATGGGATGCACGGCCTTGGCCTGCTTTCCCACGGTTGCTAGACGTGTGGTCAGACGCCGAGAACTACAATGCTGGGCACTGGTTGCAAGGCAGAGAATGGATCGAGAAAACCTGACGAACGATCAGGCAGCAGTCTTTGCGCTTCTAGGGGAACTCCGGGCGGATGTCAAGCACATCCTCTCGGGGCTCCACCAGAGCAAAGAAGAAATGAAGGACTTGCAGTCTAACATCGAGCAAGACACTAAGCAGTTGAATGACCGGCTCTCTAAGGTCGAGAAGTTCAACACTAAGGTGATCGCTTATGCCAGCGTAGCACTTCCTGTGCTGATGATCATATTGCAGTGGGGCATCCCCGCACTGCTCGCACTTATATAAGGAGAAATACATGGCGAAAGGAGCAGCCAAGGAAAATGAACTCGGTGGTCTGCACTCGATGCTGGCCAAGGTGTTCACCAAGGTACTCGACAAGTACGAGGCCCAACTGGATGCACTGGACAACCTCGACCGTGATGCGGTTGCGGAGGACATGCTGGCTATGATCGCAGAGATCGATGATCCAAACCCAGCTATGCTGTCTGCCATCGCCAAGTTCCTCAAGGACAACGATGTAGGTATTGACAGCGAGGAGGTGGATGAACTGAACGCTACGAAGCGTCGTCTGGCTGATCGACGGGAGGCCCGTAAGCGGGCAGGGCACGCCAGCCTATCGGTTGTTTCGCATGTGGGTGAGGCATAATGTCTCGCCCGAACGATAGAGAGTTCGGCCCCACTGAACGCTGGGCCGATCTCGACCTCCTGCGGGGGGAATACCCCACATTCAAACCCTTCATCTTCGACGTGATGACCGGGTTGCTGGGCTTCGAGTGCAGTGATGTTCAGTTGGATATCTCAGAGTTCTTGGAGTTCGGCCCGAAAGAACGAATGATCCAAGCCCAGCGTGGGCAGGCCAAGACGACCATCACAGCCGCTTACGCGGTGTGGCGGTTGATCCACCAGCCGAACGCACGGGTTCTCGTGGTATCTGCGGGCGGCACACAGGCCACCGAGATCGCGAACTGGGTCATCCAAATCATTGACAACATGGAAGAACTTGCTTGCTTGCGGCCCGACAGGTCCGCTGGTGACAGGGCCTCGGTCGAAGCCTATGACGTTCACTACGAAATGAAAGGCCCGGAGAAATCCCCGAGCATCGCCTGTGTTGGCATCACGTCCAACATGCAGGGTAAACGTGCAGACATCCTGATCGCTGACGACATCGAGAGTTCCAAGAACTCCCAGACTGAACTTATGCGTGAACGGCTGGCACTGCTGACGAAGGACTTCGCGTCCATCTGCTCTGATGGCGACATCATCTATCTGGGCACACCCCAGACCATCGACAGCGTTTACAACGGGCTGTTCAGCCGTGGTTACTCCATCCGTATCTGGCCGGGTCGCTACCCGACAGAGAAAGAGGAAGAAAACTACGGGAAGTTCTTGGCCCCAATGATCCGCAAGAATATGGAAGCAGACCCGTCACTACGCACTGGCGGTGGACCCTCGGGCACTCGTGGCATGAACACCGATGTGGTGATTCCCGGCCTGTCAGAGGAAAAGCTGACCAAGAAGGAGATCGACCAAGGTGCCGCGTACTTCCAGTTGCAGCACATGCTCGACACCCGACTGTCCGACGCTGGGCGCTTCCCGCTCAAGTCCGACAAGCTGGTGTTCATGCAGGTCAGCGAGTTCACAGCACCACTGGAAATCTTCGTGCAACGCGGTCCTGCCACACTGCTCACAACCCCGCAGTCGTTCTACACGAGCGACAACTACTACCGGGCGGCTGAGTTCGGCAAGGAACACGCGAAGTTCACAGGCTGTCACATGGCAGTCGATCCATCCGGTAAGGGCTCTGACGAGACAACCTACGCGGTCACGAAGTTCCTCGCGGGGCGCGTGTTCCTAGTGGACTTCGGTGCAGTGCCCGGGGGCGTTGATGACGATGCTCTCGAAGCCCTCACGGCTGTAGCGGAACGGTGGAAACCTAACCATATCAGCGTGGAGAAGAACTTCGGTGACGGTGCACTCGCATCGGTCTGGAAACCCAAGCTGTTGCGCAAGCATCGGTGTGAGGTAGAGGACGTATGGGCCTCTGGCCAGAAAGAACTCCGCATAATCGACGCTCTTGAGCCGGTGATCGGATCAGGTCGTCTCATCGTGGATGAGGCGCTTCTATCTAAAGACGTGGAACTGTGCGAGATGCACCCGCTTGAACTGCGGGCGTCGTTCTCGTTCTTCCACCAGCTTTCTCGCCTTACCCGCGACAAACAGTCCCTCAAGCATGATGACCGCCTCGACGCGGTTGCATGGTCCGTCAAGCACTGGACCGAGGAACTGTCGCAGGACAGCCTGAAGGTTGTGAACCAGCAGCGCAAGAGAGCGTTCGCTGAGCGCATGAGAGACCCTCTGGGAGACGGCACGAAGCTGCCCGCCCAGACCCTCGCGAAACTCGGACTTAGCCCCAACAGGGGCGCTATATCGCGTGTCCGACGCAGATTTTAAGGAGCAAGACCATGACTGACAATAACACTGCGGCAAAAGCCGCCCCGAAGGCCAAGAAGGTCGAAGCCAAGCCCGAGGCGCTTAAGGTCGGCACGAACGTGCTGGCTCTCCCGTGGCCGCGAGACCCGCAGGGCTACCTCAAGACGATCAAGGCCGGTACTCGCGCCGCTGAGCGCGTGAACGGCGATGCAGAGCGCATGAATGACTTCCTGAAGTCCCTCGACATCCTCGCGGCCTACGCCAAGGAGACCTATGTGCGCGACCTTAAGAAGCGCACCAAGGCCCGTGAGAACGCCGTGTCGGCCCGTGCCCGGACGGCTGAGAAGCAGGCCCGGCAGGCCGAGGCAAAGGCGCAGGAGTACGAAGCTGCTGCTTCCCGCGTCCGCAAAGAAGGTGGTGTCCCGGTCGCAAAGACGGAGGATTGATCCGTGCAGGCTGACAAGCACTTCTTCGACACAGTGCGGCCCCTTTTCGAGGGCCGTCTCAACCAGTATCAGGTTGATGGCATGAACAAGATCGTGGAGTACGCGGACAAGTGGGGCTACAGCCCTCTGCGCACCGCGTATATCCTTGCCACGGCAAAGCACGAGAGCGCGAACTGGATGCAACCCATCCGCGAAGGCGCTCGTCGGTACGGCCCGGACTACTCGGACGCCTCAGCGAAGCGTGCAGTGGCCTCGATCCACGCCAAGGGGATCATCAAAACGAACTACGCCCTACCGTCTGGCCCTTACCGGCAGTCGTACTACGGTCGTGGCCTCGTGCAGATCACTTGGTATGACAACTACCTGAAGTTCGAGCGACTGCTGAAGAAACCCCTCACGGCTAATCCCGATCTGGCCCTTGAGTGGGATATTGCACTCGACATCCTGTTCCTCGGGATGCGTGATGGCATGTTCCGCAGTGGTAAGAGCCTCTCGATGATCGAAACTGTTGCCGACTACAAGGCAGCACGCGAAATCGTGAACGGTGACAGCCACAAGACGTGGGGCGGGAAGGATCGCATTGACGACCGCATGGCCGGGTACGCCCGGACGTTCCTCGCAGGCTTGGAAGGAGAATAATATGGCATTACCAGCCGCACTAATGGCAGCAGGTCCGATAGCATCGGGCCTGTTTGGCCTCATCGACAAGCTATTCACGTCTGATGACGAGCGAATGGCTGCAAAGCTGAAGGTTCTGGAACTCGAAAAGTCGGGTGAACTCGCCCAGATCGCAGTGAACACCCAAGAGGCCAAGCACACATCCCTGTTCGTCGCCGGTTGGCGTCCGTTCATCGGGTGGGTGTGCGGTTTAGCGTTCTCGTGGACCTTCCTCATCTATCCAATGTTAAAGTTCGCAGTGCTTGCCTTCGGCGTGCCACTCGATCTGTCTTTACTCCCGATCATGGACCTGTCTGAGATGATGCCTGTACTTATGGGTATGCTCGGTCTGGGTGCAATGCGCTCGTATGAGCGGCGTAACGGAGTTGAACGCAACACATGGAAGGCACCTACATCACCTGACGGCGTTGATCGCCGTGCAACCACGGAGTAAGTAATGACAAAGATCGCAAAGAACACTTTGACTGGTCAAGTTACAACCACGGGAGACTGGCAGCTATTGCCATTCTCTCGCGCACCTGACAAGTTCATTTTATATGTAGAGGGCCAAGAGGTCTATCTATACATTGGAGACACTCCTGCGACAGCCAACAGCTTCAAAGTACCTGATGGTGCGGCGCTCGAATGGCCTGCCACGGTACAGGAAGTTTGGATACGCGGTGCGGATACGTCCACAGTGGTCTACTTCATAGCATAAGGAGTTCGATATGCCAATGACATTTACAAAGTCCACAGATAGTGGCGGTGGCGGTGGCGGTGGTGGGGCGTCCATGATCGCTTGCCGCGCT